TTTTCTATACTAAGGTTATAACGACCTAATGGGTGGAGCGTTGATGCAACTTGTCGCCTACGGCGCTCAGGACGTGTTCCTTACGGGAACACCCGAGATTACTTTCTGGAAGGTGTCTTACAGACGCCACACAAACTTTGCCATGGAATCCATTGAGCAGACCTTCTCTGGTCAGGCCGACTTCGGTCGCCGCGTGACCTGCACAATCTCCCGTAACGGAGATCTTTGCTACCGCACTTATCTCCAGGTGACTCTCCCCGAGATCAACCAACAGATGAGCTCGACCCCCAACAACGTCTGGGCCCGCTGGCTGGACTTCATTGGTGAGCAGCTTATCTCCCAGGTTGAGGTGGAGATTGGTGGCCAGCGCATCGATCGTCAGTACGGCGACTGGATGCACATCTGGAACCAGCTCACCATGTCGGCCGAGCAACAGCGTGGATATTTCAAGATGATTGGAAACACCACTCAACTCACCTACATCACCGACCCCACCTTTGCCAGTGTCCAGGGCCCTTGCGCCTCGTCCACCGGCCCCACTCAGGTGTGCGCTCCCCGTAACGCTCTCCCTGAGACCACTCTCTACATTCCCCTCCTTTTCTGGTTCTGCCGCAACCCCGGTCTGGCTCTGCCCCTGATCGCCCTGCAGTACCACGAGGTGAAGATCAACATTGATTTCCGCCCCATTGGTGAGTGCCTGTGGGCCGTCAAGACCCTCACTGGCGCTTCCGGTGTTCAGTCGGTGTCCACCGCCTACCAGCAGTCCCTGGTTGCCGCTTCCCTGTACGTCGACTACATTTTCCTCGACACGGATGAGCGTCGCAAGATGGCCCAGAACCCCCACGAGTACCTCATTGAGCAGCTGCAGTTCACTGGTGACGAGTCGGTCGGCTCGTCTTCCAACAAGATCAAGCTGAACTTCAACCACCCCTGCAAGGAGCTCATCTGGGTTGTCCAACCCGATGCCAACGTCGACTACTGCGCCTCTCTTGACGGCACCAGCGTGCTTTACCGTACTCTGGGTGCCCAGCCCTTCAACTACACGGATGCCATCGATGCTCTCCCCAACGCCATCCACGCCTTCGGTGGACCCAACGAGACCTCCGGTGCCACCGGATTCATCAACGCCTCTGGCTTGTTCCAGGAGGCTGGTGCCGTCGACAACAACCCCGGCCTTACTGCCAACCAGCAGTGGGGCTCGGGAACATACCCCGGCTTCGACCCCACCCCCGTCAACGGCTCCTATGTGTCCGACGCCGGCACCTTCGTGCTCTCGGAGACCGCCCTTGACATGCACTGTTGGGGCGAGAACCCCGTGGTCACTGCCAAGCTCCAGCTCAACGGCCAGGACCGCTTCTCTGAGCGTGAGGGAACCTACTTCGACCAGGTTCAGCCCTTCCAGCACCACACCCGCTGCCCCGACACCGGCATCAACGTGTACTCCTTCGCCCTTCGCCCTGAGGAGCACCAGCCTTCCGGCTCGTGCAACTTCTCGCGCATTGACAATGCTACTCTCCAGCTTGTCCTGTCGAGCCCCACCGTTGCTGGTGTCAACACGGCCAAGGTCCGTGTATACGCCGTGAACTACAACGTGCTGCGCGTGATGAGCGGTATGGCAGGCGTTGCCTATTCAAATTGATTGGGATGGCTGGTTCTGACCAACATTTTTGTATATTATATGCGCCTAAATTTCTGACCAACAAATTTGACCAACAAAAAATAATTCTTATAAAAATTAGGGTCAATTGATTTGTAAAAATAATTACATATCAATTTCATACAACGGTTTGAGAGTTAATTTCCTTACGTTTTGCGCGAGCATCGGCAATTTCTTTTGCGCGAATTTTTTTATATTCTTCGTCTCCGTATTTTTCCTTCATTTTTTCGCGCTGTTTTTGTTTGTATAGACGATTTGCGTCTTTTATTTCTTCTTTCGTTTTTTTGTTTTTATTTACAACCAAATGTCTGTTTTCCTTTATTTTTGGGTTTTCTGACTCGTCGATTGTTAATTTAACATTTTCACGCGCTGCTAAATTTGTCTCGTTTATTGAATCGTGTTTTTTATATATCAAGAACAATTTATTAATTATGTCTTCGTAAATGTAATCTTTTTTAATTAAATTGCACTCGCAACAACACGCGTTTATATTTTCTAATGTATATCCTTTTGTATTATCCATTCTATCGATTCCGTTTTGATGTTGTTGGTCACTTTTCTTCCCGCACATAAAACAATTCTTTTTTATAATTAAATTGTAATCGTCGGGCGTTATTGAAAAATCGAGTTGTTTTTTAAGAGCTCTAAATCTATATTGACAATACAAAGCACTTTTATGATTTGCAAAACATTCCGGATACAAATTGCCTTGAATCTTTCCTTGAAACGTCAAAATGTGCTCAACTCTTTTGATAAAAACCTCGTCGCAAGTAGAACCCTTCATATAATTACACATTTTACAGCAACTTACACAATTGTCTACGATATAACCTACGCTTTGATCTTTTCGATCTATTCCATTGAACCCTTTTTCCTGTATTAATGCACAATAATGGCACTCTTTTGTAACAACATTTGAATAATCCTCAAACGATATAGTGAACTCCAAGTTTTTCAGATTGGCATTTCTACTGTAGACATTATACTGTAGCTCCTTGCTATTTTTTTTATTTTCATTCGATTCTAACATTTTTTCTTGATGATTTTCTCTCCATTTTTTCGCTTGTTCCGCGTTATTTGCCAAATATCCCTCTTGATCTTCTTCCATTTTCCTCTGTCGATAATTCATTGTTTTTAGTGCAACTTTTTCGTAATTATTTTCCGCCCATTCTTTTTTCACTTCTTTGCGTTCAGGTTTTGCTTCATTTTTTCGCGCCAATTCATTGCGGCGTTCTTTATCGCGTTTTGTGTCGTGTATCTTGTTATTCGATCGACAATCGAGACAGGTTTTCGTTTCTCCGGACTTTTCTCCTACAAATTTGTCAAGAGGCAATTCCTTGATACATGTGGTACAAAATTTGGTAGTTCTATCGTGTAAAATCAAATCATTTTCCAAGACCACCTTTTTCCGTCTATCTTTATCTTTTTTTCTGTCTTTCTCTAGACATTCTTCACACCTCGAAAATTCATACGCGGGCTCCAATTGATTTCTGCATCCTCGAATAATATTATAACACGTTTTTTTGCCGAGGGATTTTGTTTCGTCTTCGAATAAACAAAGTTGGTGCTTTCCGCAATATTCATTTTCTACAGATCTTTTGAATTTACATCCGGATTTGCAACATAAAACAACCGATTCTTTTGCCGTTTCTTTGTTCGATTTTCCTCTATCTCTACATTTTTCGCAAGTCTTTGTATCATCGCCGAAATAATACATCTTTTTGCAACCTTTACATAGTTCCAACCGCGACAACATCTCTGGAGTATACGAAATCATATATTGGTGAAATTTACAAAATTGAGTTTCATGTATGCAATGAAATACGCAATTTTTACCATTTCGATCTAAAGATAAACATTTATTCATTTCCTTTTATATCTAAAGATTTATTTATTACCATTTTTACCAACATATTTTGGTAAAAATAGAGAGGGACTTCACTGTGGTCAACTGAATTTCACCACAATTTTCACGTCCTCCTTTTTAATACACTTGCACGCGGAAATCGATAATTCCTCGCGCTTCTTCCTAGTTTTTGCGGCGTCTGTTTCGCCTTGGTTTGCCGAGGCGTTCTTTCTTTTCGAAGTACTATTTCGCGTATTCATGTCGGCTTCAATGGCCGAATAATTCGACTCGATACAATCGACGATTTTATTTTCTAGGGCCCACTTGAAGAAATTGAGTTGTCCGATGGTGGTTTCCATGCAATTATCGTCGTCGTAGGGAACACGGATGCGTTCCCATCGGCAAAAAGGGTCAAAACGGCGCTTACTGTACGCTTTTAGTTTGAGCTTATAGTCATTGTACACCTTGAATCGAGTGGTTTCATTCAAATCGGCAATGTCATAGACCGTATAGTATTTTTTCGCATAATTCGTGACGAACCAGTCGACGATGCGTAGAGAAATATTGGACTCTCCGTTGATAATGTTCATCATCTTGGAAAGATTGGCGCGATCTTGGTAGAAAGTCATTAGATTCCGCATGAGAAGGTCATTTTGGGTATTTAGGTTGGCCGAATTATATGACATGGATTTACAACGCATTTTTGTTTTATATGATTATAAAACAAAATATTATTTGGATCGGCGTGTGCGTCGATTTTTATTACGGAGTCGTTTCATAATTCCTCCTTTTCTGGTCACTCTACTACTCATTTTTCCAGTAGATTCTGACGTTTGTAATGATTTCGATAACAGACGTTGTTCAACTAGGGGATTATTATTTTCAGGAACATTATATAACATATCAAACGTTGTAACATTAACTATTTCACATGCAATTCTTCCTAATTGGGTATAATTCGGTATTTTTTCTCTCAAAACATCAAGCATATATTGTTTGAGAAATTCAGGCGTGCTATTTGTTTTTATTTCAGGAAGTTCAATCCTTCCTTCATACTTTTCGCCGTTTTCTCCTGAATAAAACTTTATGATTTTTTTTTTCATATTCAATTTTGTGTCAAAATTTCCGTATAAATATAAAAAGTTGTTTATGGTTGTGTTTGTGTTTATATTTACCTTTCTATTTTCATTTTTCAAATGTATTTCTGTACATCCTGCTAATTTTATTACGCATAATTTATTGCTATAAGCGTCATTTCCAATATTGCATTCGTACAATGTACACGTATCGTCCATAGGTTTAAATTTAATTTTGCCCTTATCATTAAGAACAGAATACTTTTTCTCAATTAAATCGTTTACAACAAATGGATACCCAATATCAGAAAGATTAATTAAAAAAATACTATAACACTGATCAGAGTTAAATTTTCCATTTTCTATTCCAGTTAATTTTTGCTTGATGTCAATAATTGTATCTGTAAGTTTTACATTCGGAATGGTTCCAATATTAGCTGTTATTTTTCCACTTTCGTCCCAAATGTATATAGGAATATCAACGGGTTTTAATTCGCATAAATATAAAATATTTGCGATTTTTCTAGATACATTTATCATTTCTCTGGCGCCACCTTTTCCGTCCCCTATCATTTGAATCATTCTATTATATCCCATTCGTTTTACCGGATTGGATAAGACATTCACGGCATTTTCTATATCCTCAACTCTGTCTCTATCGCCACCTCCTAATTGTTGTCTCGTTTCACTAGTTTTAAGTAATCCAATTTTTGCCATATCCTGATAAAATTGCAACCCTTCAGAATTATGTA